ACTACAAGAGTTTCACACAGGTCGTCATCCTTGGTTCATCCACATTTGTCCCCTTCATGCAACTTACCGCACCTCACAGGCGAGAAGTTATTGAAGATCTACTCGACATCAAGATCTTCTCAAACATGAATCTACTCCTTAAAGATCGTGTAAGAAATACTTTTACACAATCAAAGGATTGTAACCATCTATTATCTATAGCAGAAGAGCGTGTAAACTCACAGGAAAAACTTATAAAATCCTTAAGAGAAGTAAACAGTACTAGAAGGAAGGAAAAGCAAGCTAAAATTATATCAAACAAGGCTGAAATTGATACCATAGAGTCTCAACGTGATACCGAAGAGATCGCATTAAAGACATTAGAAAAGGATATATCTGGGACTGGTGAGTCCAAGTCTTTATTATCTAATTTAAAACAGAAGCAATCTGATATCAATTCAGAACTTAAGAGAGTGTCTAAGCAGATGAAATTCTTTAAGACACATGATAACTGTCCTACATGTAATCAGAATATAACTCCTAAGTTTAAAGAGAAGAAGATCTCCACATATACTACACAGGGTCAGGAACTTTCTAAGGCTTTTAAAGATGAACAAAATGCGATTGATGAAGTAATAGAGACCATAGAAAAAGCCGATGAACTTTCTATGAAGTGTCATGAAATGCGTAGTGATATTTCTCAAATGGATAGATCTATTAATCGTTTAGGAAAAGATAATAATCAATTAGAAACTGAGTTAATTGAGTTGCAAACAAATACACCTAATATTAAAAAGGAAAATGATATTCTAAAGGATTTAAAAGAAGAATTTGATAAGACATCTAGTGAGTGTTCAAAAGTAAATCAAACATTGGATGAGTTCCAAATAGTATCCAACCTATTAAAAGATTCTGGTATCAAAAAACAAATCATTAAAAAATATGTACCTGTTTTTAACAACCTCATTAATAAATATCTTCACAGTATGGATTTCTTTGTCAACTTTACACTTGATGAAGAGTTTAATGAAGTTCTTAAGAGTAGATTCAGAGATGAGTTTAGTTATTCTTCATTCTCAGAAGGTGAGAAACAGAAGATAGATCTAGCACTTCTCTTTACATGGAGAGAGGTTGCACGTATGAAGAACTCTGCTGCTACTAATCTTCTTATACTGGATGAAGTATTTGATAGTTCTTTGGATGCCTCTGCTACCAGTGAGCTACTTGCTATACTAGGTAACATAGCAAATGGTGCAACTAACCTATTTGTAATATCCCATAAAGGTGATATACTATTAGAGAAGTTTAAAAAAGTATTGCGGTTTGAAAAGATTAATGATTTCTCTAAGATCGTAGAAGATGAGTAAGGTATGGAGGATATGGAAGTATGCATTGGGTTCGTTCTCTGATGAACAGACGAAGCGGTATGATAATTCTGTACTCATTATTCGATCTTTCATCTTTTTTAGTTATCTCATTACTAATTGTTTTATCGTTGCAGGGGTGATCAGACATTGGGACAGTGGACAAACTGTCCACCCACCCTCGACAGGGGTTCGAGAAGTGCTACAATAAAGGTATCAAACGAGGAATGCATGTTCAATCAAGAAGTAAAAGGTACACTCGCTAGACTACTAGCAACAGAGAACCTAACAGTAGAGCACCGTAAGGTCAGCACAGCATACTTCGATGTGGACAAGAGAGTTCTTTGCTTACCTATATGGAAGACTGCTTCTGAAACTGTATACGACCTTCTAGTAGGACATGAAGTAGGACATGCTCTTTATACCCCACAGGAGGGTTTGGGTGATGCTCCTAAAGCATTTGTAAACGTATTGGAAGATGTTAGAATTGAGAAGATGATGAAAGAGACCTATCCTGGTCTTCGCAAATCATTCTTTGATGGATATCGTGAGTTATGGAGTAAGGATTTCTTTGGGGTTGCAGGTGAAGATGTAGAGGAACTACCATTCATTGATAGAATCAACCTATACTATAAAGGTAATAGTACTATCGAGTTCACTGATGAAGAGAGAGTATATGTAGAGCGTGCTATTAAGACTAAGACTTTTGAAGATGTATTAGAACTAGCAAGAGATTTATATGGTAAAGCACAGAAAGAAGAAGATGCAAAACCAGAGAATTTAGATGACCTTTCCTTAGATAGTAAGGATGGTGATGATAAAGAGGATGATCCAAATTCAGATGGTGAGTTAGAAGTTAATAATAATGGAGATCAAGATGGTGAGTCTGATCAGAAGAAACCAGTTGATGAAATGACTGATCAGGAATTACTTGATGAGTTATTCCCACAAGAACCTACAGGTGGTACAGAATATAAGGAGACTGAGAGTGTAACTGATCAAGCATTCGCTGAAGCACTAGAGACTCTAGTTGATGATGATACTAGAGACTGGAAATATCTAAGATTACCTAAAGTTAATATTGATAAGATCATCACTCCACCTAAGAAAATTGCAGATGATCTTCAAAGACACTTTGAAGCACAGAAAGAAGATCAAAGACATGAAGTAAAAGATTATCCTTGGAGAGCAGATGATGAGTCAGGTGTAGAATATGCTGAAAAGCATTTCAATGAGTATAAGAAGTCTGCTCAGAAAACAGTTAACTATCTTGTAAAGCAGTTCGAGATGAAGAAGTCTGCAGAACAGTATAAGAGAGCAGCAGTATCTAAAACTGGTGTTATCAATACTAACTCATTATATAAGTACAAGTTGACTGATGATATCTTTAAGAAGATTACAACTGTACCTGATGGTAAGAATCATGGATTAGTAATGTTCCTTGATTGGTCAGGATCTATGAGCACAACAATCCTTGATACTCTTAAGCAAACTTATAACCTAGTTTGGTTCTGTAAGAAAGTAAACATTCCATTCAGAGTTATTGCATTCCAGAGTGGACACTGTGGAGGATACTATGGAGATACATATCAGAGATTTCATGCTGGTGTTAAGGTAGAAGAGGATACTCTTGCTATCGGATCTGACTTTACTTTACTAGAGTTCTTCTCTTCAAGACAGTCTAAGAGAGATCTTGATCAATCAATGAAGTATGTTTACCTTCAAGCATTTTCATTCAATGGATGGAGAACTAGGCAAATGAATGATTATAGTTTAGGTGGTACTCCATTAGCAGAGGCAGTATATTGTGCCAGAGAAGTTGTTGCTAAGATGAAGAAGGAAGAGCAAGTAAGTAAGGTTAATGTAGTTTGCTTAACTGATGGTGAGTCAAATCCAATGGCACATGTTGCTAGAAGACATGGTGATGCATCTTGGTCTGGTGCTTCAGATGAAAATGAACTTACAATTAAATCAACACAGTACAGTCATGCAGTTTACATAGTACGTGATCCTGTAACTGGATACCAGCGTGTAATGAACATGAGTCCATACCAGACTACAGCAGAGATTGTATCTTTCATGAGAGAAATAACAGATTATAACTGGATCGGTATTAGAATTTGTTCTAAGTCTGAAGTAAGTAGAGTCTTTAGAAACTTCCTATCATATGATCAGGAGGAAATGCAGAGAGTAGATAGGCAATGGAAGAAAGAAAGATTTGCTTCCATCAAAAAGAAAGCAGGTTTTACTGAAGCATTCTACATCCCTAACCAAGGACTAGGTGGAGAAACTTTAGACCTTGAAGTTAAAACAAAAGGTGAAGTTGCAACTAGAGCAGAGTTGGGTAGAGCATTCAAAAAGCACATGGGTTCAAAGATGACTAACAAAACTATCCTAAATGCTTTCATAGAGCAGATAGCATAATGGTAGATAGTCTCGCAGCATTAATCCGTTCTGCCATCCTTCATATGGGTGGTGAACGGTATTATACTGATCACGAAAAGATAGTTAAAGGTGATCTAGTAATTGATAATGAAATGTATAAACGTGAAGGGCATCGTAAGATGCATATAGAAGTAGCAAAGACTGGACACTTAGATATCATGCATGTTGTATTCTTTCCAGACTATGAATATAATATTCCTATATTTGGTGCTGATATAATTGCAACACCTTCTGTTGTTACTGCTGCTATCTGTGATATATCTCCAGTAAGAGGGACGGAAGAGATCTATAAAAAGATTCAACCTATTTCCAATAAGATACATTTTCCAACTAAGAGACCATTACCATTATGGGGTGATGAGATCTTTTCACCATTCTGTAAGTTTCTAAGATTAAAATCTGAAGAAGAGAAAAGAAATTTCTATCAGATAGTAGCAGAATATCTTTTCATCTATATGGACTGGGTTAAAGATATAGAAAAGGATACTGACTATGTTAAAAGTATGTTGAGGATGGATGATCAGATATATTATTCTACACAACAAAGAAAGAATCCAAAAACTTTAGCAGTTCTTTCTAATTGGTTTGATGAAGACTGGGCAAATAATTATATAGATAATATATTATTCTGTAAACCAAATGTTAAACACGACTTGGACAGCACAAATACTATTACCAAGTAATAGATTACAGAAAGTGGAATTCATGTGTGCATCTAATTTAAGAGAAGATGCAGAGGCACGTTGTAGATCTTTGTTTGGTGTGTCTGATGTAAGACAACTGACTAGGGTGTGGACAAAATAATAAGTGTCCCTATGGCTGTTGTAAAGCTTGTGAATCTGCTATAATAGATCTATAGACAACAAAAGATCCAATGCCATTTCAAGCAAAATTTTCCGAAAATGAATTAATCTCTTTCTTCGAGCAGTTCGGTAATGACATCGATTCAACTCATGTCAAAAAAGCTGCAGAACATCTTGGTGTAAAAGTACAGAGTGTTACCAAGAGGATGAACAAGATTGCAAAACTCCAGAAGCGTGGACGTGGAAAATGGTGCTTATCAACTCAGGAACTTATCAATGCATATGAAGCACCTGCTGCTGCACCTGCAGTTGAAGTAAATTACATACCTGAGAAGGATGGTACATATGTTCCATTTGGAAACTTCACTTCTGTTAAGAAGATTATTCAATCAAAATTATTCTACCCTACCTTCATCACAGGATTATCTGGTAATGGTAAAACCTTGTCAGTAGAACAAGCATGTGCTAACTTAGGACGTGAACTAATTCGTGTAAACATTACTATTGAGACCGATGAAGATGATCTTATTGGTGGGTTCCGTCTTGTTGATGGGTCAACTGTTTGGCATAACGGACCTGTCGTGGAGGCACTCGAAAGAGGAGCTATCTTGCTACTCGATGAAATTGACTTGGCGAGTAACAAGATACTATGCTTACAATCCGTACTTGAAGGCAAAGGTGTGTTCTTGAAAAAGATTGGTAAGTATGTTAAACCTGCTGCAGGGTTCAATGTAATTGCTACTGCAAACACTAAAGGAAAAGGATCCGATGACGGTAGGTTCATTGGTACTAACGTACTTAATGAAGCATTCCTAGAAAGGTTCCCTGTAACCTTTGAGCAAGAGTATCCTTCTGCTTCAATAGAGACTAAGATCCTTATTGGTAATGGATGTGATCCTGATTATGCTGAGAACCTTATTAAGTGGGCAGGTGTAATCCGTAAGACATTCTATGATGGTGGAGTTGATGAAGTTATTACAACTCGTAGACTCGTACACATCACTCAAGCATATCAGATCTTTGGTGATCGTTTACAGGCAATCACTAACTGTGTTAACAGATTTGATGATGATACTAAGAAGTCATTCCTAGATCTTTATACAAAGGTTGACGCAGGAGAAGAAGAAGAGTATAATGAAGAGGACTAAAACCCTTCATTATGAGAAAGTATAATGAGGACGAGATCCTCAAGGAGATGTCTGATTACATCTCCAATACATATCGGGGTCATTATTCTGTAGGAAATGTACAGACTCTTGACCTCATTGATTCTGTGGGTGATGCTGAAGCATTCTGTAGAAGTAATGTTTTAAAGTATGCTTCTAGGTATGACCGTAAAGGATCAGCAAGAAAAGATATCATAAAGATTATTCATTATGGTATGCTCCTTTTACATTTTAATGATAAGAGAGAATCAGCAAATCAATCACAAGCAAACAATCCTACAGCATTCTCAGTTGACTACGACAAATGACAGTAATTACTAAACCAACTATTGAAGTCCTTAAGAACTTTTGTTCTATCAACAAGTCTATTGTCATTAAACCTGGCAATAAGATTTCAACTCTTTCTATTAATAAGAACATACTCGCTATTGCTGATGTCGAAGAGCAATTCGATTCGCAGATTTCTATCTATGATCTGGGAGTATTTCTTGGAGGGTTATCTTTATTTGACGCACCAAAGATTGATACTACAGAGAAGAATTTCTTAACTGTTAGTGATACAAGTGGACGTACTAAGACTAGATTCTTCTATGCTGATCCTGATATCATTACTCAACCACCTGAGAAAGAGATTTCTCTTCCTACTGTTGATGTAAACTTTAAATTAGATGCTGCCACATTACAGCAATTACAACGTGCTGCAAGTGTGTATCAATTACCAGATCTATGTTTATTTTCTGATGGTGGTGTGCTACAGTTATCAGTAACTGATAAGAAGAATGATACTTCTAACAGTTATTCTGTTGATGTGGGTGAGAGTGATGGTGAGTTCTGTTATTGTTTTAAAGTAGAGAACTTAAAACTTTTACCAGGTTCATATGATGTTTCTGTTAGTAAGTCAAATGTAGCATCCTTTAGAGGTGCTGGCATCAAGTACTTTATTGCATTAGAACCTAATGCCTAGAGAAATACATCCAACCGAGTATATGTCTAGTGATGTGTGGAAGAGAAATATTCCACCTGTCAGTAATTTTAAACGTGGTAGTGCCTACAATCAATTTGGTATGTGGGTGATGTGGATTTACTATATCATAATACCTATGATGATAGTAAGAATGATTTGGGACTTAAATACATGAATGATTTTTTATGGGTAGAGAAGTATAGACCTCAGAAAGTTGAGGACTGTATACTTCCTACAGATGTGAAGACCACATTTCAGAGTTTTATAGATAATGGTGAGATACCAAATCTCCTCTTGTCTGGGACTGCTGGTGTTGGTAAAACTACTATTGCGAAAGCATTATGTAGGGAATTAGGAGTAGATTCTTATGTCATTAATGGGTCTGATGAGGGTAGATTCTTGGACACTGTACGCAATCAGGCAAAATCCTTTGCTGCTACTGTTTCTCTTACATCTACATCTCGTCATAAAGTTCTCATTATTGATGAAGCAGACAATACGACACCCGACGTACAACTACTCTTACGCTCCTCGATTGAGGAGTTCCAGAAAAACTGCCGTTTCATATTCACGTGTAACTTTAAGAATAAAATAATAGAACCATTACATAGTAGAACAACAGTAATTGATTTCAATGTCCGTGGAAAATCTAAACAAGCTCTTGCAGGTCAGTTCTTTGAAAGGTGTAGAGACATCCTTACCAGAGAGAAAGTACAGTACAATGACAAAGTGGTTGCCACAGTTGTCCAAAAGTACTTCCCAGACTTCAGAAGAACACTCAATGAACTCCAAAGATATAGTTCAACAGGTGCTATCGATACTGGAATCCTCGCAACGTTAGGTGATGCCAATGTTGATAACTTAGTAACTTATCTCAAAGGTAAACAGTTTAATGATGTTAAGAAATGGGTACAACAGAACTTAGATTCTGATCCTGTGTCTATAATGCGTAAGTTGTATGATAGTTTATCTTCTGTCATGACAGGTCCAAGTGTTGCAGCAGCAGTTTTAATTATTGCTGAATACCAATACAAGTCTGCCTTTGTTGTTGATCAAGAGATAAATCTATTAGCGTGTCTAACTCAATTAATGGTGGAGTGTGAATTCAAATGAGAACCCAAAACAAGGAAAACTATTACTACTTCTTCTGGATAGTGGCAATGGTTGCTTTTATAGTACCTCAAGTATTTACTGCATTAGCATATCATAGACTTGCTAATATACTTACCCAACCTGTAGAGGTTGAGATTAAAAAGATGCCACCATATCAAGTGGAGTATATTAAATGATTAGTAAAGTAGAATTATTACACCATAGACTTCAAGCAGTATTAAGAGAACATTCATTCTCTGGTGAAAATAGTCTTGCATATCTTGGTGATGATGATGGAAGACATAAGTATCTTATAGGTGAACATGAAGTTTATGTTGACCAAATTACTGACTTTGAATGCGTAGAAGATGATGAAGAATGAACTAATAGAAATGCTTCAGAAGTATGCTTACCAGAAAGGTAAGTTTTTATTATCTTCTGGCAATGAAAGTGAACACTATCTTAATTGTAAACCTGTTATCTTAACTGGTAAAGGTTTAGAATTAGTATCTAGGATGATACTACAGCATGTTAATACTACACCTGTAGCAGGTCTTACTTTGGGTGCTGATCCATTAGTTAGTGGTGTTGCTCTTGTTGGTGGTCTCACTGGTTTGATTATCAGAAAGGAACCTAAAGGTCATGGAACTGCATCACAAGTTGAAGGACCATTACCACCTTTAGGTACAGAGATTACAGTTCTTGAGGATGTTACTACCACAGGTGGGTCTGCTATTAAGGCAGTTAAAGTTCTCAGGGCATTGGATTATCATGTTAATCGTGTAGTTACTATTGTCGATAGACAAGAAGGGGCTATAGATAATATGAATAAAGAGGATTTGGAACTGGTTAGTCTTTTGACTTTAGATGATGTCATTGCAGGTCTTTGACAATGTATTCGATGATGATAAGTGGAAACTTATCTATGAATATTGTATAGGTGCATCATATTCTATTGGTGAGGCAGACTTTAAGGGTGCTCCACTTGTAGGAATGATACATGAACTTACTCCAGAATCTGAGATCTATGCTATAATGCTAGATAAGATGGTTAGTTCTCTAACTACAATCGGGACATTGCAGAGGATGTATATCAACTGCTTTGCTCCAAATGAAAATCCATTTTTTCATATAGATGGTGAGACAGGTTATACTGTCTTATACTATCCTCAACCTAATTGGAATGAGAATGATGGTGGAACTACTGACTTCTTATATAAAGATCATATACATGGATCTTTTCCTATAGGAAATAGAATGGTAGTATTCCCACAGAGCATTCCTCATAGGGCAACTACCTTTAGAGATCGACACCGTTTTACTGTTGCAGTTAAGTACGAATGATTTTTTTATCAAAACCATCAGTGTATACATTACCAGGTACATGGGAAAAGCAAGATGCTATAATTCCCCATTTAAACTTGACTCCTGATCAAGGATTTATTTTATTCTTTGGTCTAGTGCTTTTGGGTTTAGTTGTCTATGGTGTCTATCTTACATTTGGAGCAGGTAAGAAGAATCTGAGAGATCAGATTGACGAACATGCTAAGATGCATGAGTTAGGTATTGCACATGGCCATGGTGGAAACAAGGAAGCGTATGAGATGTCTGGTAAACTAAAGCACAACCATGATGATTGATGATGACATCAAGATCTCTATCAACCTTAACAAGTTGGTAGAGGAAAGAGCAAAACTCCAAACTCAATATGGAGATTACTCTAGCGAGATATGTAAGGGTGAGTACCTTGATGGGAATGATCTTGATCGTATCGCAACTGGATTAAGGGATACTTTAACTTGGGATGCTCTTTACACTATGGTTGATGATGCTGTACTGGATTACTTGAAAGCACAACCATGATGAGAAAAGTCAAACTTACATCAAAAGAAATTGACATCACTGTCGATGCTCTGCAAAAGGAAAGGGTTTCGTATTCTTTTAATACTCCTAACCAACCTAAAATTGAGCGTATAATAGAAAAACTATTAGGCAAATTTATCTATGACTAATTTGAAAACTCCTCTTCGTTATCCTGGTGGTAAATCACGTGCTGTTAAAAAGATGGCACCGTTCTTTCCATCGTTTGATGAGTACACATCATTTAGAGAACCATTTTTGGGAGGTGGATCTGTTGCTCTATACATTACACAGATGTATCCTCACCTAGACATATGGGTGAATGATTTATATGAACCATTGATTTCGTTTTGGAGAACGTTACAAGATGATGCCGATAAACTTACAGATGAGTTAAGAGATCTCAAGAATAGACATGATAATCCTACAAAAGCTAAACAATTATTTGCAGAGTCTAAAGAATATTTGTCGCAAGAGAGATCGACAAGATACTTTCGTGCGGTCAGTTTTTATATTGTCAATAAGTGCTCCTTTAGTGGTCTTACTGAGTCTTCATCTTTTAGTCCTCAAGCGTCAGACTCCAACTTCTCCCTTAGAGGAATCGAAAAGTTACCTGAGTATGGTAAGATAATACAGGAATGGAAGATCACTAATAGTCCATACGAAGATCTTCTTACAGATGACAATTCTACATTCACATATCTTGATCCACCATATGAAATAAAATCATATTTGTATGGTAAGAAGGGTGCGATGCACGCTGGATTTAATCATGATACTTTCTATGATAATTGTGATCGTTACATAGGACCAATGCTTGTATCTTATAACGCATCCAATTTAATTAAAGAAAGGTTTAATGATTGGGATGCACAGGAGTACAATCACACCTATACAATGAGATCAGTTGGTGATTATATGAAAGACCAACAAGGACGTAAAGAACTACTTCTTCTAAATTATGGCATATGATGATCGCTATCCCTTAAAGGATTACTTAAATAGCATTAATTATTCCAAGGAATATTTGATGGATGAAGATCCAGGATGGGAAAAAAATTATCCATCTTACGTAATTAATAAGTGCATGTCTCACCACATGGACACAGTTCTTTATGCTAATGAAATGAACAGTTATCAGAATTTAGATACTCGTTTACAATATGATTTTCTTATAAATATCGTCAGACCCCGCAAGAGATTTTCTCCTTGGGGTAAAAAACAGAAGATGAATGATCTTGATCTTGTCAAGCAATACTATGGTTATAGTAATGAAAAAGCGAAACAGGCTTTGAGGATTTTATCTCCCAATCAACTAGATTACATTAAAGAAAAACTGAATAAAGGAGGTAAGAAGCGATGAACGGTGAGGTTCAGTGGACTAAAGACGACATGGTGGAAATTAATCTGAAAGAACCAGATGATTTTCTAAAAGTTCGTGAGACACTTACAAGAATAGGTGTAGCATCTCGTAAAGAAAAGAAGTTATATCAGTCTTGTCATATCCTTCATAAGAAGGGACAGTATTACATAGTACACTTTAAAGAATTATTTGCTCTGGATGGTAAGAAGGCCAACCTATCAGAGAATGATCTTCAAAGACGTAACAGAATTATCAAACTCCTATCTGATTGGGGTCTAGTAGAGATCGTAAAGGAAGATGAAGTTAAAGACGCAGCACCTTTGAGTCAGATCAAGGTGATTGCATATAAAGAGAAAGGTGATTGGTTCTTAGAATCCAAATATAACATAGGTAAGAAGAAACAAACCGATGGATGATAGGTATCAGTATAAAATGTTTCCAGAGTGGTTGAAATCACCAGGCTGGTTAAACGCAGAGGTACCTATTGCCGTTAGGGAAGAACTAGGAGATGCCATAAAGAATCATGGTGCTGATGCTAGGGATACTTTACGTGGACATTTAAAAGAAGAATATCATCTACCTATAGGTCAAGAGATATCGAGATATACTGCAGACTTAGCAAAGCATTACTGTAGAGAATTTGGTATGCACGCTGCTACAGGTATTCAAGAAGGACTTGAACCAGAGAATCCAGATTTTAAACTTAATAAGTTATGGGTAAACTATCAAAAGAAATATGATTTCAACCCTCTGCATATACACAGTGGGGTTTTCTCATTTGTAATATGGATTGAAGTACCATATGACATGAAAGAAGAGATGAAACAATATGATAAATGTAATGGACAAGAGACTGCTACATTCTTCTTTCAATATAACGGTCCTTTAGGTTCTTTAGAAGCAAGACATCTAGTCGTAGACAAGAGTTACGAATGGAAGTGTGCTTTCTTCCCTGCAAGGATGTATCATGGTGTCAATCCATTCTATACGTCTGATGGTACTAGAGTATCAGTTTCAGGAAATCTTTATTTGATAGATATATAGTAGGCGATACTTTATAGATATGTCTGAGGAAATAAAAGAAGAAGTAGTAGAAGAAGTTCAAGAAGAAAAAAAGAAAGGCTTCTTTGGTAAGGCGAAAGCCGCACTACTACCAGATGCCGAGGAACAAGCAGCAATCATCTCCACAGCTGTCAGAATCACAGTCCTGGCCTGGTCGGGTGGAATATTGACTTTAAATTATGTTGCCATTCCAGGTGTACCACAACAGAAAATTGATCCCACATTTATAGCTTCGGTTTTTACAGGAGTTTTAGCTAGCTTCGGAATTCAGACTGCTAGTAAGAAGGGTGATGGTACCATGAAGATGAATGGTAATGGAAACGGTAATGGTGGAGCACCTCCTGTTACTGCAAAAGATATTGAAGCGATCATAGCGAAAGCTGGACCGACTCAAACAATTCGTATTGAACAAGCACCTCTAAAAATAGTTGGTGTATCAGACGACAAAAAAGAAACCTTTAAAATGTAAAGTCATGCAAAAAATTATTAATGTACTTGCTATTGCGTCTACTGTTGTATCTACTGCCGTTGTTGGTAGTGGGATATACGTATACGTCAATCGTGCATCCATCGTTGATGGAGTTAAATCTCAAGTTATGGAAGCAGTTACTGGATCTCTTGGAGGTCTTGGTGGTATGGGTGAAGGATCACTTCCTATAGGAACACCTGATCTTGCACCTCCTGCTGATCAAGCTGCTGCTCCTATACCTCCTGTTGGTGGTGGATTCGGAATCCCTAATTAAAAAAGAAAATGAAAAGTTTACCAATTCCCCTACTTACATTCTTAGTAGCACAAGTAGGTGCTGCTGTATGGTGGGGTGCTCAAATAGATGCCAAGGTATCACTTGTTGAAGAGAACAGGAGATACATCCAAGAGGTTGTTATTCCATCCTATGAGATTAGTGACAACTGGGACAACCCACACTATAATAACTGGTTAAAAGCTGGTGGTTGGAAAGACTAGATGGACTTCCAGAAAATTGCTTCTACTGGTACAGCAGTTGCTGTTGTAGGAACTGGTGCTGTAGTCGGGGGTGGAAACGTTCTCGACAATATGCAGGGCGGTCCAGAGAAACGTGAGTCAGCGAAGATAGAACAGATCAGACAAATAGTTGCTGAGGAGATCTATCTACAACTGAAAGAGAATTGGCCTGCAACCTCTGGTCCTGTAAAAGGAATGAAAGTTCCAGATCAAAACTATAGACAAGTAGTTCCTAAAAAATGATTAACCTAGAATCTCTATCGCATGAACATAAGGAAAGACTCGCAGAGGATTGTGAAGATTATTTGAATCATCGTTATATACCTCTTAAGTCTCATGCTTATGATAATATTATAGTTCAAGCGATAAGAGAAGGTTATGTCTTACCTAAGTTTGGATTTGAAATGAAGGGTAATGAAGTCAATGCCACCAATAAATGAAGTTCCTAATGTAGTATTACCTGATGCCTCTATACCAAACGTTTGGATTAATGGTACTGGTATTAGATTTGTTCGACCTTTAGTTACAAAAGATACAGGTGTAAGAGAAGTAAGAAATATTGAACATAGAAACTGGTTGATAGATCTTCCATCAGCAGTTCCCCAAGCACCTCCTGTTGTTGTACAGGCAGGTACACCCATTGTTAATATGCCTGGTTGCGTTAAGGTTAATAAGGAGAACGCAAAGAATCCTCCTAACAAAAATATGAACTTGGTCAATGATGACCCAAAGCAAAACGTAGTTCTATGTGATGGTGGTATGCCTTACTATCAACCACCTGAGTATGATTATAGAGAATTGAGTTGGCAGACAGTATATGTTGACCAAGAGAATGAACCAGAAGGTCTTAATACAGAGGAACCAGAACTTAGTACAGATACACCAGATACCCCTGACACGAGTCAACCTCCAGGTGAGATAGAATGTCCTCCACCTAATGCAAGACGCATTGGAGACTTAAATCAGGCAGGTACAGAGAAGGTTATAGGACACAAGCTAAGTGTTGATGGAAAAATCTGTATAACACAATGGGAGGAAGTTCCAACAGTGGAACAATTCCTCCCAAGCATTCCAGTTGTTACAACGACTGCAACCATAGCTACGGTTGCTACTGCATCTGCCCTATTTGCTAAGCCCATAGCAGACCTTTTACTTAAGGTAGTAAAACCTGTTATAAAGAAAGCTATTGGGAAGGTTCAGAAGATTCTTGGGAAGACTCCTCAGAGACCGTCCCGATCTGAAGTGTTGACAGACCGTTATCGTGAGAAGAAGGGACTTCTACCACTGAAGAGACTGAAGAAGAAGACCGAGAAGAAGGGTCGTTAAATTTAAGTTCTGGCATCTGGTGTTGATGTGGTATTACCTGACCACCTGGTGCAGTTACAACTACGTCAGCACAAACACTATGATAAGGAGATGCAGGGTGGAAAAATATTCCAGCCTTTTTTAATTCTCCACAATTTTTTAATCTTGCGATCTCAAAATCTAATCTTTTGTTAGCTGTCAACTGTTCAGACATTGCTATCTGAGCATTTGCTGCAGCATAACATTGCTTTTGTAATTTTCTATTCAATGGTATAGAGAGTGTAGCAGATAAACCTAAGTTTAAACTCTGGTTAGCACGCATGTCAGTACGTACAGGTTTATGCCATACAACATCTCCTGGATTATCTGGTTTACCATCAGGACCATCGACATCTACAGTGATATCCATGTCTGCACCATCTTCAAACCATCTACTACCATCAGCTTTGGTTCTGGTATCATACCATGTCTCCCAAGGATAGTTTTTAACAGAGATAGTTTGTTGTGTAGTACGACCAATAAAGTCTGTCATGTCGTACTGAGGTTCGTTATAAAAATCTTCCCAAGGATCTTTCCTTGAGTCTGCAAACTGAACATATGGTGTCAGGTTAAACGTAGCTCCTTGACACTGTACTCCACCACCATAGGTGTTAGTTATATAAGGACCTTGTAAAACTTGTATTGCCTGGTTGGTAACTGAGCCCGAACTATTAGCGATAGGATTTGCTGTAGCACTTACACCACCAACACCTTCTGCTAAGGCTTTAATTGGTAGTAAAGAATTAAGGACGAGACCCGTTGCTATTACTGGGTAAACGTACTTGTTGTGTCTGTTACGCTTTTTATAGTCGTAACTCTTTGAATCACGGTCTGGTTCGTCATACCTGGTCCTTGGTATGTTTGTACGAATTGAAATGCCTCTCCTGGATTCGTTATCGTAAAGCTTGGAGAATTTGAAAAGTCTAGGGAGTCGAAGGAACTTGTTACTGTTCCTGTCACTGCTGCTCCTGCAGTTGATGTTGCTGTACTTGGAGATACAGTTACTGTTGATGTATTCACGTTGGGGTTGAGAGCGTTTCCATCGTTTGAAATGCCTACCCCAGTCACTGAGTATTCCCATCCTGTTCTATAATCTATTGAATTTATGGTCTCTGTTACTGTACTTTCAGTCTCGGTATGGCTCGTCATCGAGCCCTGCTGGAAGTTTGGTACCACTGGCACTGCCATTGCAGGAGCAATCCCTACACTCGCAGCCATCAGTGGTATTATATATCGGAGAACCTTCGACATTCTTGTTCATGTTATCAATTTATGGTCAGCTCAGATACGAACTGTCCAGTAGCTGAAGTGCCAGCTCCACCAGCTGTTAAAGTTATCACACCTGCTGAGGTAATGGTACCCGCCAAAGTCCCTGCGACACCTCCACTTTGAGTAGTTGTCGATCCGAAAGCTGGCATGTCAGCCACAACGCCACTGGTTACGTCCACACCAGAACCGATAGTATTCACAGCGTCACCTGAAATGTAGGTTTCACTAAAGCTGAAAGCAGATCCTGTAGTATTAATATCGTATGTACCAGCATCAAGTGTTGCTGCTGCAGTTCCAGAAGGAGTAATTAGCTTACCAAAGTGATCATCAGAAGATGCGACTTTGATATTGTTGCCACTTACACTATAGGTACTTCCTATTCTGGTAGCTTGAGTTGCAGCACCATCAACTGACAGTTGCGTAGATGTAGTTAGGCGATGAACAAGATCGGCCCTCACTGGGTTTGCAAGAGCTCCAAGTCCTGCAATCATAATTATAGGTATAAATTTTTTCATTAAATTTCCTAAAGGATTGCCTGAACTATATAGGTGTTTATAACCGTATGAAAAGTGTACGGAGTATACCATTTAAGGTTTTCCTAATGTATGGTTAAATAGTAGTGTCGCCTTCGGGGACACAATTTACACTCGCTTACTAAGGAGAACTATGAACACACTAGCAAGATACCATGCTGCAAATCTTCCTGAACTCATGGAGAAGATTACTCGTAACAGCATAGGCATGGATGAATATCTAAATAGATTCTGGGAGTCTGAATCCCATACTAATTATCCACCATATAATTTGGTGCAGTTGAATAATCATGAGTCGAGATTGGAAGTCGCACTTGCGGGCTTCAAGAAAGAAGAGGTCAAAGTCTTCACAGAGTTTGGAAAATTACATGTCGAAGGCATCAAAGAAGATAAAGAAACAGATGCAACATATCAACACAGGGGCTTGGCACAACGTTCATTCAAACGTGCTTGGCAACTCAGCGAGGATTGCGAAGTTCGACAGGTCGTATTTACCGACGGACTCTTGTCCGTGGAATTGGGAAAAGTAATTCCTGAACATCATACACGTAAGGATTACTTGACAGTAGATTAAGATCAGTTTAAACTGCTCTATATAAAGAGCCCTTAAGCGGATCCTAATGAAAAGGCTTATAGCAATAGCAGCACTTGCTGCCCTAATACCTGGTTGTGCCGAGGCACGGACTAGACTTTCGGGAGCAGGTGCTTCTTT